GAGGGCGGCATTGCTGATCTGCAGGCTTACGTCTGCCGCAGCTACCGCAACCAGTCCGGCGCCGCGATCCCGTTCGGGAGCCTGGTGATGACGGACAACGCCCCCACCACCAACGATCCGTACGCCGTTGAGCTGGCGACCGGCATCACCCTGATTCAGGGCATCGCTGTCCACTCCCTGGTCACTGAGGGCACCACCCTCGGTGCTGCTTACACCCCGATCCCGACTCCTTTCTTCTCCGATGGCCGGATCGGCTATCCGGACAAGGAGACCGTCAACGTCGTCTCGAAAGGCGTTGTCTGGGTGTTCTCCGTCGATGCAATTGCACTCGGCGACGCGGTCCGCTTCTACAAAGCCGACCACTCCGGCACAACTGCTGGCGCCTTCCATGGCCGCTTCGGCAAAACCGCCGTGGCGACGAAGACTGTTGCAGTCGCAGGCGCACGCTGGCTGTCGGAAACCACTGCCGCAGGTCTGGTTCTCCTCGAGCTGGACATCCCCGGTCAGACCTACACCGCCGACTGACGGAGACCCTCCCCCATGACCACCGAAATTCGCAACGACGAGGTCGGCGTCTTTCTCGCCCGTGAGCTTGAGACCATTCTCAGCCGCACGTTCGAGGTCGAGTACGCCGACATCAAGTACAGCCAGCTGATCCCGATCTCCACCGAGGTCGGTCCTGGTGCTGACTCCTTCACCTATCGCGTCTTCGACAAGCAAGGCTCGATGAAGGTGATCAGCGACAAGGCCCAAGACCTGCCCCGCGCTGACGTGCTCCGCAAGGAAGTCACCCTGCCGGTTCGCAGCATTGGTGGCTCCTTCGCCTACACCATCCAGGAAACCCGTGCCGCCGCCATGGTGCCCGGCATGAACCTGGAGCAGCGCCGCGCCAACGCGGTGCGCCGGGCCTACGAGGAGAAGATGCAGGAGATCGCCTACTTCGGCGACGCTGCCTCCGGCATGAAGGGCTTCTTCAACAACGACCAAGTCGACAAGCTTGTCCCCGACAAGTGGTTCGATGGTGGCAGCACCACCACCGATGAGATGCTGTCGTTGCTGAACGAGGTGCCCACCCGCCTCGTGCAGAACTCCAACATGAAGGAGATGCCCAACACGATGCTGGTGCCCTACAACGTGTACCGCATCATCTCCACCACCCCGAGGTCGACCACCTCGGACACCACCGTGATGGAGTTCTACCTGCGCACCAACCCGATGATCACGGCGATCGAGCCCATCAACGAGCTCGAAGCCTCCAAGTCGGGTGGCGCCCTGTCCAAGGACCGCATCCTGGTGTACGACCGCAGCCCGGACAAGCTGCAGCTGCACGTCCCGCAGCCGCTGGAGTTCCTGCCTCCCCTGCGTCAGGCCCTCGAGTTCACGGTGGCCGCCCACGCCCGCGTTGGTGGTCTCTCGCTCTACTACCCCAAGAGCGCGATGGTGCTGGAAAAGGCTTGATCTTTCTCGCCTTTTCCCACCTACCCTGAATGGGTTGCACTGTTCTTCACACCTAGTCATGATCATCGTTTACCGCCCTGAACTTGAAAACCCTCCGATGGACAAGGAGTGCACCATCGGCTTCTCGTTCGTCGATGGCGGCGGCCTTCCTGATCACATCCAAGTCACCTCGGGCGTCACCCGTGACTTCCCCGAGGACACCTGGGACAGGATCAAGGACTACGACGTGGTCAAGAACCTCCTCTCCCTCGGCGCCCTGCGCATCCAGGACGAGGAGCCCGCGGCCGAGGCCACGACGACCCCAGTCGCGCACGACTCCATCGCCGACCTGCCCCTCACCGAGGCCATGAACCTCGTGGAGGCCAGCTTCGACCTGGACCAACTGCGCCGCTGGGACGCCAAGGACTCCCGCATCCGGTTGAAGAACGCCATCGCCAAGCGCATCAGCGCCATCACTGAAGGCAACGGCTGATGGCAGTCCCCACGTCCAGCGCCTTTCTCCTCCGCTTCCCCGAGTTCGGCGAGCAATTGCTCTCGGTGGTCGAAGGGGCGCTGACCGAGGCCGGGCGTTCCGCTCCGGCTACTACGTGGGGAACTGTTCACACCGAAGCCGTCAGCTACCTGGCGGCTCATCTGCTCGCCACTCGGACGATGCAGATCGGCCAACAGGTTGGCACACCCTCCGGCACCCCCATGGGCATTGGTTTCGCCACCACGCTCTACGGCCAGGAGTACAAGCGGCTGCTCGACAGCCTCCCTCTCAGCGGCTTCGCCCTCTGACCATGGCAATCCCGGCAAGCACGGTTTCCGCTTACGCGCCTTGGGGTAACGCCCAGCTGGCGTTTGAAGTGGGCACCGGTTACGCCGCCACGGACGCTGCCACGGGCAACGCGGTCCAGGCCACTGAGGTGATCGAGTACCTCGCCGCCCTCAGCCTCCAATCCCCGAATTGGAAGCCCGAGAGCGGCGTCGATGGCACGACCTACGCCTGCCGTGGTCGCCTACTGAGCCCGGCAACCCTCGACCCGCGGATCACGAACGGCGCGCAAGCCGAAGCCGTGGTCAACGGCTACCGCGGGCGCTTCGAACTGGTCTTCGACCTGGCCATGGACGCAGCTCACCGCCGCGACCTGCGCCAGTCGATCGAAGGCACGTTCCGTGTTGTCGGAGGTCCGACCTGATGCCCGCCCCCAAGCGCCAACTCAGCCAGGCCCTCGAGAACGCCACCGCGCAGGCGGTGCGCCAACTCGGCACCTGGCTCGACGCCCGCTTCACCCAGGAGATCTCCGAGGTGAAGTGGCCCTACCCGACACCCCCCAAGGTGCGGGACATCGTGGACACCGGCCGCCTGCGCGCCAGTCAGACACGCGTCGTCAACTCTGACGGCTCCGTGACTTTCACCTGGCCCGTGGAGTACGCCAACCAAATCCACGAGGGCGGAGTCTCCACCGAGGGGCTTCGCTTTCCCGGCCGACCCTGGACGAAGGCCCCTCTCGAGGAGGCCCCGGCCAAGTTCGGCCAGCTGTTGCGCTCCGCCCTGGAGGCACAGCAATGACGATCTCGACGGCCTACCCACCGGTCACGCTGCTGCGCAGCAACCTTGAGCGCTACGTCCTCGACCTGTTCGTGGCCAATAGCTCCACTCTCAAGGCGTACACGGCATGGCCGGGCTACTACACGCTCCCCGACGCCAGCCGCATCCCCGCGGTCTACGTCACCGGTGCCTCAATGGTCCCCTCGAACTGGACCATCACCGGCATCGAATGCGTCATCGAGGACGTCCCCACGATCACAAGCCCAGGTTCCTACAGCGGAGTCATTTCCATCGAAAGCTGGAACGTCCGCTTCACGAATTACGGCACCAAGCAAGGTACGCGCATGCCGGTCTCGATGCTCGACATCAGTCGGCGTATGGCACGCACCTTCCCACGGGACCCAGTCACGTACATGGCCCGGACCGAGGTCACCTTCGAGGCCCTCACGGCCCGCATCCGCGGGGCCGTTCTGAACCCCCCGATCCCCTAAGGAGTCACCACCATGGCCGACTACGCCATCGGGCTGTCGTTCCACAAGGCTCACCGGACCCTGGTCCGCGCCGTGGAACTGACCGCTCCCCGCCGCTACTTCGCAACGCGTGCCAGCGACGGTTTCGTCACGCTGCCGACGTTGGACGCCGGCCAGTCTTACGTGGAACTGCAGGCCATTACGCAGTCCAACTTTCAGATCAACGACAACGACCAGGAGTTCCGCATCCTGGGTGATGACGGCTGGGCTGACAGCCTGATCACTGGTTCTCGTGTGCAGGCGTCGAACACCGCCTACTTCATGAAGGACACCGAGGTCCAGGCGAGCGGCGTACCCCTGTTCCGCGGCAACTACGACGAGGGCTTCGCCCTGATCGAGAAGTGCCGTTACAACAAGGACTTCGAAATCTACGTCGAATTCCTCAAGGAAATGGGCCAGTCTCAGGGGTCCAGCGGTGACTACATCTATGACTTCACCGGCTTCAACTGTGTTCTCATGAACTTCAATGAGAGCAAGTCAGCAGAGGGCTTGACTGAAGTCACCTTCGACATGATGTCCCGAGGACGCCCGGTCTTCGGTCGCTACAACGCCGGCGGTGCACCGCTGTCGTTCGGCGGTATTCAATCCGGCCTGCTGCAGATCAACGCGGGCAGCCGGTGGGCCACACTGTCGCCCGCGGACAACTCGTTGTCAGTGAGCGTCAGCAGCGACCTCACTGTCACCTATGTGACAACGTCAGGTGGCAGCACAGCAGTCCAGGGCTTGAACCTGAACCCGGCCGATGGCGCAGGCTACCGCCTCGAGGTTGCCTCGACCGGCGCGCCGGTGCCGGCAACTGTGAGCCTGGCGAGCAACGTGGTGACCATCAACCCCAGTGCCAACCTCACGGCCGGAACGATTTACCGCCTGCGCGTCGCCGACGGAGCCGTCACGCAGACCGTTGACGGCACCGGTGCCTACTCCGTAAGTGGAGTACGGCGCCCAGTGGAGGGGCTCGTTGCCACGTTTCGCACAGCTTGATTCGGGCCCGCCCCCACCACCACCTCCTCCTCCGGCAAGCGCGTTCTTCCTGTTCAACAACTGGTCGGACAGCCCACCGGGCGACACCGGCGACTTTCTGTTCAACTGAGTCAAGCACCCCCTCATGCCCCGCTAACGCGGGGCTTTTTCATCACATGACGACCCACCCCGAGCACGAGCTCCTCATCGACCCATTCCGGTCTGTGTATGCAGTGAACTGCCGGGTGGAGGGCGAGACCTTGCATTGTGGAGCCCTCTACGTCGAGCCTCAGAATCCGTTCGACCGTATACGCTTAGCGTATGGCGACGCTAGTATTGAAGTTGAACTTCCGCCTGAGCTGATCAACCAGCCACTCCCACACAGGGCTTGGCAGGTTGCTCTACCTATCTCCGATGAGCAAGTACGCCAGCCTTCTGTTCCCCGTTGAGAGATACCACGAGATCGGACCATTCCGTTTTCCTGTGTACAACGACCTCGTCCCTGGTGAGGCCAAACAGATCGAGGCTATTTCGCGTAAACAGTCCAGCTCGACATTTGCGTCAATCAAACTGGCGCAGCGTATTGCTAAAGACAAGAGCATCAGCACGAAAGAAGCTATCGATCTGCTTGGCAACACCAGCGAAGAGAATCAAGACCTCCTCTACGACTACGCCGCCGAGCTCGAGGAGCTCCAGAAGAACAGTGTCGGCGCCGTCGAGCAGCAGGTTGCCTTCGTGACCCTGTTCATGCAGTACCGGGCCGAGGTCAAGCTCCCCAAGGCCAAGGACTGGCAGCGCCTTGAGGACTGGACCGAAGCCGACACCGAAGCCATGCCCTCAAAGCTGATGGAGGACGTGTTCCGCATGATCGGCTGGGAGCGTGACGGCTGGCCGAAGCCCGAAGCCGAGGGAAAGCCCGAGGACGAGGAGCAGGAGTTCAGCCCTCCCCCGACGAGATCCTGAAGGACTGCGAAGCAGTTCTACGCACAGCGCCGACGGACTGGGACGCGATCTACATCCGCCTGCGCACGTCTGCGCTGAGTGACGACTTCCCCCGAGAGCGGTTCCTACGCACTCCGGTGAGCACGATCCGCATGGTGTTGCGCGAGCTCGAGCAGCGGGAACAGGCCGAGGCGAACATGAACGCGCTGGCGACGGCGCGGCTGACACAGCTGGTGCTGCAGGTCGCGCACGGGTTCTCGGGCTCGAAGCGCCCCGCGCCGAAAGTCGCGGTCAAGGACTTCTTGCCCTACCCGGACTGGCGGCCGTCTTCAGCCGCGGAGGCTCAAGGTCCGGACCAGCCGACGAAGTTCATTCTCAGCGAGCTCGGAAGAAAGCACCTGATTCCGATTCATGTGCTCGCCGCGCTGATGACCCCGCCAGATCAGCGGCCGTAACATACGGGTAGCGCATAGGGAAGGTCAGTGGCTGATTTTCAGCTCAAAGTAACGGCTGAGACTCAAGACGCCGAGAAGAAGCTGCAGAATATAGATAAGACAGCAACTGAAGCGACACGTGATAGACCAATTAAGATAGAAATACCAAACTATAGTCAGCTGTCAAAAAACCTTGGAGACTTAAAGAAGGATATTGGGGATGCAGCTAATACAGTAAAGCAGTTTTATAGAGTAGCAGGTCAACTTCCCGTTGGACCTGTCAAAGATATTAACGAGATGGGGGCGCAGCTAAAGAATGTAGCAGTAGCAGCAAATGACACACGCAAAAGTGTAGGGGATGCCGGTGACGTAATACGAACCACGCTAGATGGTGCTGGAAAAGCGGCAGAAAGCCTAGTCAGCAGGCTAACAAGGGTCGCGTTCAGCTTATACGTCATAAATGAAGCTGTGCAGGCAGTGAATGAAGCATTTGGAGGAATGTTTAAGGCCACGATTGGCCGTGAAATTAAACTCCGAGAGACCATTCTAAAAACACAGACCACGCTTGCTTCAACAAACAAGGTATTTCGGGGTGGAAAAGAAATTACAGACCCCTACGAGAAGATTGTATCCCTAACTGGCGAAGTCGAGAAGCGGATTGACTCTATCCGAGAGCGATCGATCGCCTTAGCCGGAGTCACCTCCAACGATGTAATCGAAGTCTTCGGGATTGTTGCCTCTCAAGTTGGGCAAATTGGGGGAGGTCTTAAAGAGGCCGAAGACCTTGCCATAAACTTCGCCGCCGCACTGGGCACCTTTGGCATTCCCCTGTATCAAGCCCGCCAGGAGATCGGCTCGATCCTCCGTGGTGACATCACCACGGACTCCTACCTGGCGAAAGCGCTGGGCATCACCAACCAAGACATCGCAAAAGCGAAGACTGAAGTAGGCGGAGTAGTTAAGTTTTTGGAAACTCGCCTTGCAGCGTCAGTCGCAGGCCAGAAGATCGCAGCTCAGGGATTTTCAGGAGTAGTATCCAATATCAAAGATATTCAAGAACTTGTAAGTCAGAGCTTTGGCCGGGGCTTACTGGATCCACTACTGGCTGGGTTAACACAGGTATTTGAATATCTTTTCAAGATTAGAAAACAACTACTAGACGTAGCGGGAACTGCTGGGCAAGCAATAGGCTCTTTTGTACAAGTGGGAGTATCAAAAATAGTAAGTGGAACGAACACAGAGGGTGCATTTGGGTCAATGTCGACCCGAGCCCTAAATGAGATCAAATACGGGGTACTTAGCGTACGAGTAGAGGTCAGCCGAGCCCTCGACACTGTATCTGAACAACTAGGGACTCTTCTGGACAGGGGTGTCTACATTTTCGCGGCACTTACGAAAGGACTATCGGACTTAGCTGGCGGGCTCCTAAGCCTAAAGCTTGAGCAATTCAAAGCAATGATAGGGCTGTTAGAGGCTGTATCACGTGGGTTGGCTGCCGCCGCTGGTGCCACCAGTGGATTCCTCTCTGCCTGGGGGGCGCTGCTGCGGACTCCAATAGCGCAGGAGCTTGCACAGATTCAGGCAAATGCACAATTGCTGAACACTATAGGGATCATTCCGCTAATTAAGACAGGCTTCATATTGAAGGGTGTAATAGACAATTGGTCGCGGGTTGTTCAGTTTGTAATTACACAATTTAACATGCTACGAAATATAGTAGGCGGAGTAGTGGCTGCCATAGGCACAATGATCGCAGCAATAGGCAGAAGTGGAACTGCTGCGCTCACCGCATGGACTCCTGCCGGAGTTGCGCTAAAAGCACTGCAAAAGGAATTGCTCGCGGTCACAGTTCAACTGGAAACAGTAGGAACTGCGGCGCAAAAAGCCGGGACAAAACTTGGTGGATTAAACGATAACACTGGAAGGCTAGGCGGCGGATTCAAAGACCTAGTAATTGGAATGATTAAGTTTAATGTGATGATGTTTTTGGTGGAGAAGACATTAGGTCTGCTCCTTGAACGATTCTCTGCGTGGAAAGAAGCTCAAGATGAGAGGAAGAATGCCCTAGAGGCGGGACAGGCTCTTAAGTATCTTCAAGCCAATTATCGAAAACTAGGGGATGAAGCCGACTACGCTACAAAAAAGATACTTGAGCTAAAGCAAGCGCAAGTCGATGAGCAGTATGCAAAAGATCTTAAAGCGCTGCAGAAACTTCAAAAAGAATTAGCAGAGGTTAGAAAGGCAAAGGATAAGCTGAAAACATTGCAGCCCAAAGGCCGGCTTGCTGTAGCCACGACAGATCCAACAAATACAACCATCTCAGATATAGATGCTGCTCTGCCCGCTTTGGCGTCACTAAACGCCCAGGAAAGCGAAGCACTACAGAAGATATTTGGGATTCGTCAACGTATGACAGAGGTTGAACGAGTTAAAAACCTAGAAGCTGCGCGCGAAAAGATTGATCTTGAAGATGATAAGAGGGTCAATCTCGAGAAGGAGATCCGGGACCTCCAGCGGCAACACCAAGAAGAGCTCTTCCAGCAGCGCCAGACCCTCGCCCAGAAGGAAGTCGAAATCTTCCGCGCCGCCGGCGAACTGCGCATCTTCCAGATGGAGCAGGCGAACCAGAAGCTGATCGAAGGCGAGGAAGGTGCATCCCGCGCCGCCCTCGAGTCCCTCAACAACTACCTCTCGGTCCGCGAGCGCGGTGAGCTGGAGATCGAGGCCGCCAAGCAAAACCTGGCAGTCGAGGTTGCAAATATGGAGCGCTCCATCCTGAACTACAGGTTGGACATGGAGAAGAAGATCTTCGACCTCCGCAAGCGCGCCGGCGAGAACGACATAGCGTCCGCGAAGGCGCGGGAACAAATGGCTGGTGCAAGCTTCGGCTCACTGAGCGAGATAATCGGAAGCCGGGAAAGCTACGGCGGAGACTACACCGCATTCAACCGCGGCGGGTACGCACAAGGGCACAGAGCAATTGGCAGCGGCAAAGATCCAAACTTGACTAATATGACAATTGCCGAGATTCAACGTCGGCAACTTGCTCCCGGTGTCGCAAAGAATCAGCAGCTGCATGCTGTTGGCAAATATCAGATCATCGGTAAGACCCTGCAAAGCCTATTGCAAGGAAAATACGGCAATACAGGAGTCAAGAGCAGCGATAAATTCACCCCAGAGATTCAAGAAGTACTAGGTAGCGCACTGGCCCGTGCACGCATTGTCCCCGGCAGTGTTAACGAGACCATGGCAGGTCTCCGCGCGGAGTGGGTCGGCCTTCAAAACGTCCCCACCAAGGATCTGCTCCCCGCTGTCAAAGAGCTGATGGCAGGTGGTTCAGCTGCTGCTCCTCGAGTGAGCACAGCCGCGACCCCCCAACTCCAAGGCCGATCTGACATCGGCGACGGAAAGCGCGAGGCCGAGGAGTACGCCGCCGCTGTGCGCGCCGTAAGCACAGCCATGGAGCGGCTACGCATCCTGCAAAAAGCGCTGACAGACGCCAAGAGCAAAGAAGCACTCGAGGCCATCGCAAAGGCCGCCTTCACACCGGTGGCTCTGGAGCAATACCAGGACCAACTAGCCGAAGTGCAGCTCACCTACGAAGCCTTGGCAGCATCGAGCAGCGAAACCTTTGACCCTGAACGCAGCAAGATCGAGATTGACACGCTGGTCAAGCTCAAGGCGGCAGCACGAGAACTGAGTCAGATCGAGATGGCGATCAACGCCTCGAGCTTGCTCAATGCACAAGAGAAGAAGCGTGTAATGGTAGCCATTGGTGAGCAGCATACGAAGTATGTAGACAGCCTAGAATCAGAGGAAACTGCCCTGAAAAGCATTCAAGCGGTGCAGCGTGGTACAGATGCGATTCAGCGGCTGCGCACGGATACAGCTGACATTTACAAAGAGCTCGAAGTTACTAAATACCAAAACAGGTTGGAGAGTGAGGGAGTGGCGCCCGAGCGGATTGCTGCCGAGGTCGAAAAGCTTCGGCTAAAGCAATGGATGACGCAGGAGCAAACGCGCTTGAACGAAGCTCTGGAAGAACAGCGCAAGTTGTTAGACGAACTTCAAAAGCGAGAGAAGCCCAAGAACGAAAAGGACAAAGCCGATCTGCAGCGTCGACTCGACGAAGCTCTGGCAACAATCAAGAAACTGCAGGAACAGCTCGGCCAGTTGCCCAAGGAAGGACAGAAGAAGGCGGACGCAATCGACGCCAAAGCCGGTGAGGTTCAGGACCCCGTAGAAAGTCTCATCGGCCGCTGGAAGCGCGAGCTCACCGACACCAAGGCCATGGTGGCGAGCCTGGCCCAGACCATCCAGTCCGAGCTCGGCAGCGCCATGTCCAACGCCGTCAGCGGCGTGATCAACGGCACCATGACGGTGCAGGAAGCCTTCGGCCAGATGTTCGCCAACATCGGCCGGGCCTTCATCGAGATGGCGACGCAGATGATCGCCAAGGCGCTGATCCTGCAGGTACTGGGGCTGTTCGCTGGCGGGACGCCCAGTGCATTGGTCAAGGGGGTCGATGTACCCATGGCGCAAATGCCCGCGGGCATGCAGTTCCGCGCCTCCGGCGGCCCCATCAGCGCCGGGCGCCCCTACATCGTCGGCGAGCGCGGCCCCGAGCTGGTCTTCCCCGGCGCCGACGGCTACGTCCTGCCGGCCGACCGCACGGCAGCTGCGCTGGCGCAGTCCCGCGCCGCCCTCGGGGGTGGGGGCAGCTCCGCGGCCAGCAGCAGCGCCTTCAGCGAGAACCGCGACGCGCTCAGCACAGCTACATCCATGTCCCGAGAACGGCAAGTCGAACGCTGGCTCACGTCCGGTGCGAGCAGCACGGAGATCAAGTACAGCCGTGTGGGCGCCGGCGATCTGCCATTCGTGACCGAGCAAGACATGCTGCAGGCCACTCGCCTCGCGGCTCAAGAAGGCGCTCGCATGGGTCAGCAACGCACGATGGCCGCGCTGAAGAACAACCCCGGCGCCCGCCGCACGATTGGGATCTGACATGGCTGAGATCGCGATTGGCACCTACATCCATTTCCAGCTCGCTGGTGGCGGAGCAACCAACTACGCCTTTCAGAACTTCCACTCGAATGAGAATCGGGAGTACGGTGGGCTGAACTATATCTACGCGGGCTTCGGGTTCAGTGGTAGCACTGTTGATCTGCAGGGCAGCAATATCCGAGCCTCATTGGTGTTTGCTGTTAGCCCACTGCTTCTCAACTTCATCCAAGAAGCTGCCGACCAACAATGGGTCATTCGAGTTCGCACCGTGTGGCTCGAACCTGACACTTTTGAGGAAACCGGCACTTTCACTGAGGAGGTGTACCAAGTGACTGGCTTTCAGCACGACGGCAGTCGTCTTTCGTTGGACCTGAGCAGCCCCCTCGACGCCGTTTCGGGCCAATCCCCGAAACGTGTTCTCACCCAATTCCTCGTCGGCAGTCTGCCGGCAACCGGCCAAATCTCCTTCCAGTGATGCTGAGTCCGTCTGCCCGCCCTATCGCCCTGCTGCCCCAGGACCGCGAACTGATCACCGTCCTCGGTTGTAGCGAGAGCGAGTACCGCCAGTTTGTGCGCGACTGCATCAAGTACAGCCGCCTAGAGCCCGGAAAACCGGTCAACTTCCTGATCATTCCATTCCTGATTCAGCTGGTTATCGGGATTGCGCTGTCGTTGGCTGCCAGCCTGCTGTTCCGCCCTAAGGCGCCCGGCCGACCCGCCGAGATCCGTCAAAGCTCGCAGCCGGGGCAAAACGTCGTCGGCCGCTCCGAATTCGCCCCTAAGGCTGGCTTCGACTCACTGCAGAACGTCGTCGAGCTGGGCTCCACCATCCCATTGGTGTACGCGAACCGCGAAACAATCAATGGTGTGACCTATGGCGGTGTCCGGGTCAACACCAACTTGCTTTGGAGCCAAATGCTCTCGCAGGGTGGTAGCCAAATGCTTCGCGCCATCTGCTTGGTCGGCGAGGCCACCCTTGGCTCGATCGATCCGGCTCAGTTCGCCTTTGGTGACAACGTGCTCGGGGGATATGACCTGGCGACCGCCAACGCCACCTCGAGCCGCGTGACCTTTTACATGTCACAGGACGGCGGCCGGATCGTGGGGACTGATCGTGTAGCCGGCCGCTCTGCCGCCAATGACGCCGGCAACTCCGAGAACGCTGGTGGGGCCGACGTCTTCGCCATCCCCGGCCTGAACAATGCCTGGACCAGCGACTTCTGCTACAGCTTCAAGCCCAGTACCCAAACCCAGTTCGGCGTCTACCAACTGATTGGTAATGGACTGGCGTTTCGTGTCAACCCTTCTCTGCGTCCGGCCGTGGTGGTCAAGACCGAACCCTCCGGTAGAAGCGACACACGCATCCGCTGCAACCCGGACGGCGTGGCCAACGCCCAGCGCGACAAGTACAACACACTCTTCTCCAGCCGCAGCGGCTTCACCCGTGTCAACGGAGCCTCTGTCAGTGGCCTGGTCAGCCTGACGGTTGGGCAAACCGTCACCTATGAGCTGTCCAGCGCAAGCGACGCCGGCACCGTCTTCATCGGTGTGCAGGAGGGTCCAGACCATGAGGAGACCTGCCGTGATGTAGCGCAGACGGTCTCCGGCCGCCAGCGAGGCTGGGATGACGCCTTATCCGTAGGGGACCTCTACAAGTTCGGTTCCGCCCTGCTGATCTGCGAAAGCCGCAGCCCGCAGGACGACATTTTCGCCTCCGAGGTGGACCAGGAGCCAATCGGAGGCGGTAAAAACATCAGTGTCACTTTCCGCGTCGTCAAAGCCGGAAGCGCTGCGATCAATGGCACCGAAACGAAGAGCACCGCAACCGCCACCAGCCACCTGTTCAAGGTTGCGGTGGCCTCGTTCGCGCTACCCCGTTCCGCCCAGGTTGTGGAACTGGGCTTCCGCAGCACCCTCGGAATTCGCATCAATGGCCTCTGCAACTTCCGCGACAGCCTCAGCCAGGGCGAGATCGATGGTCGAGCCTGCAATTACTACGACGGCCGCACCTACGCCCCCGGCCAAAGCCTGGAATTATCAAGCTACCAGTCAGGTAGTTTTAGCGGATCCGAAACACGTTACGCCTTTTTCAAGATTGGCTACCGCATTGCAGGTAGCAGCACTGACTATACTTATTTAAGTCAGTGTTTCGGGGCACGCAGCGTTACACAGCAAGCTGTGTACAACTTCGTACGGCTGCAAATGCCCTCGATGCAACGCTGGGAATTCCGCCTCGAACCATTGAGCGGCTGGGAAATCAGAAACAGCATCGCTACGGGCACCTTGGAGGTGCTTGACGCTCGCATCAGCGGTTACCGCACCGTCAGCTCCGGATCTGGAGCAGATGCCATCACGGTGGTGTACAGCGGGGAGCCGGTAGCTCGCATCCCTGAGACATTCCGCATCGCAGCGACCAAAGACAAGGGACTGGGCGTCGCCCTGGCCGACAGCGATGACTACGCCGACACTTGGGGGAAGCTCGCAGAAGCATTCCCCTTCGAAGAACTGCAGACCAGCGCCCGCTCCCCCGAGCACGAACTCGTCTACGTCAACCTGCTGGCGCCCAACCCGAACGTCCCTAACTACGACCACATGGCGCTGGTTGGTATGAACCTG